AACATTCTGTACTATCTTCTTACCATCCATACTTTCTATGGTCTTAATTAAGAATGCACTTGAAGCGAATACTGCAGCAACACCTACGGCGGCCGCTCCAACTCCAAGTCCTGCACCACCTAGCATTTTCATAAATCCGCCACTACCACCACTACTACTAGAACCACTTTCTTGTGGTATACCTGATGAGCGCATTTCTCTTAATTCATCTCTGATTTCTTCAAAGATGCTCGATCTTTCACTAGCTTTTTCTTCGTCACCAAGTTTATTGGCATTCATTGTCTCAAAGAAATTATCGAAACCAGTATTAACCCTATCACTCATATCCAAAGAAGCTTGTTGGATCTTCTTCATTTCTAATAGATGACGTCTAGTATTTCTACCATCTCGCTCGATCTCGGATGTGGCACGATTATTTTCTGCCATAAGTTCAACAAGTTGTTCTAAACTTCCGCCGGATTCTGGTGGTGTAGGATTATCTTTCATGTGTTATTCCTATTTCTTATTAAAGGCCTGTGCACCAAAGAATGCTGCAACAATACCTGCTACGGCAACAAAGTATGTCGGTGCCATATCGCCTAAAGTTTTTTGTGCTTGATCCAAACCAACTAGTGATGCAACTACAACGGCGAAGGGGTATAGTAACATACCTCCAAGAGCAAACCACGCCATCTTTCTCTGCGCGTCTCTCATGGCATCTTGGTCGTCAAGTTCCTTTCTCTTAAATTCTAAGTACATTTCTTGTTCTGCCTTAGATACTTTACCATCGCCATTGGTATCGGCCGGGTGATGACCGCTACTTTTAATTTCTTCTTCCATTACATCCCCTTATATCCACCACTTTTGGATTTATGTTTTAAATTTTCGTCTTCTATATGTTGTTTTAGTAGAGCAACATATATCTGCCTCTCCCATGGTATCATACTTTCTAGTTCAGTTAAACTATATTGATGATGTTGCATTAATGCGAAGTTGGTTTGATAAAAGTTTTCCAAACTCTCATGTGAGAGGCCTATGAAAAAAAACTATTAAGTCCTTTTAACTCTACCTCATTTTCTAAACCGCACTTCTTACATTTAAATACATCACTATATGCTACACTAGGGCTATCCTGGAAAAATGCTTGAACTAATTTAAACTGTTCAGAGCTTAAATTCTCAATAAATTCTACCAAGTCAGACCTCTTTTCATTCTTTGCATTATATACGTTTTCATTATCAAAAATACTTTCAATACAATCAACAATTAAGTCCATTATACCCTGTACTGATTCTATATTTTCGGGATTAAGTTTCCCTATAACTTCAGCTGTAGGATACTTCATCTTAATACCAATACCTTCTGATCCTCCGAATAGTATAGTATTATTTGAATCTTCAGGTTTTAGAATCTTAATATCATCAATATTAATTGATAATGGATTCATAGTACCGCATTCTTCATCTTTACATTTAATTTGAATTTTCATTTCTTCTCCAACTGATTTTGCTCTCAGTTGTAAGAATAACATTTCAACATCAAATACTGTAAGTTCATCCATTGATTTTAAATCGTAACAAGTCTGGATGATACTTCTTACTGCTTCACTTATCTGTACTGGATCATTTGATTCCAATGCAATCATTAATACCTTTTCTTCTTTTACCAAGTAAGGTCTCATATTTAACTTTTCCCCAGTAGACGGTAGTTCAACCGTATAGTGAGGAACACTCATTTTTGGCAATGCCATTATATTCTCCTAATAATATTATAATATACCTGAAATAGCGCTTCTTAAACCTGATAAGGTAGAAGATAATGGTCCTTCTGGTACATAATTATCGTAACTAAATGTTACAGTCATTTTCTGGACAGCACTTTCACTATTATTGTCCAGAGTAATTCCAGCAACAGTGGTAGGAAAAGCATTTTCTAACCTAACACCATATACTGGAACATCTTTACTATTCAGTTGCTGTATTACAACATCCGAAGTAAAATCTTTTTTAAATTTTGCGGTAAATTTCTTATCATCAAATACTTGTTCCATCCAATTATCAAACATTGTTTTCATATAATAATCATTGGTTAATAGAAACGTACACGTAACATCTTCATTTATAAACGAGTACGGTATCTTTACTGCTTGTTTTTCTGCAGTATAATCTAAAGTAGTTATTTGTCGTCCAGGGATTGTTACATTCTCACATAACATAGATATATCTCTTGGGTCATTAATCATTGATTTAAGACCACCACCAGAAATAAGTGCACCTACAATACCAGCACCACTAAGTAATGAACCTTGGGGTGGTGTAAAGATAACTTGAAATCTATTCTGTTTTGCTACACCGCCTCTTTTACCTATCGTACTTGTTAACTTATCTATTGACATATGTTATTTCCCGCCTTGGTATACTTTTCTTGAATCTGCCCAGACGGATCTAGAGCTCTTCTTCTTAAACTGTTGTATTGGTAGATATATAGCTGTTTCCCAATCTGTCATAGGTACTCTTGACATTTGTGATTTTACATTGGGCATTAAATATCGTTTAAAACAGGGCTCGTATTCTTTATACTTTTTTACACCTTGTAACATATCATATCGTAATCTAGCCAAACGACTATCTGGTTTTAATTCTTTTGGCGCCAATTTAAATAACTCATTAAGTAATCTTGCTCGAGCAACGGGGTTCACATAATGGAGATTTAATCCATAAAAACCGCCTGGTGCTGGACCAACTACAATAGTTAATGGAAATTTATCGTAATATGGTAGAGTATCTTTTGTCTTTGGGTCATAGAAATACATGACCATGTCGCCTACAAGTACCTTATTGCGCTTTTCTAATGCGTCATCTTTTAGTAGCTTTGAACGGGATGGTATAGATAGTTCTTTTACCTTACTAGCAAACCACTCTTCGGACTTAGGAGTCCTTGATCGGATTCCTGCCCTGAACGCAGCTGCACTGATTGTGTCGAATATTGATGCCATATAACTATTTATATTAACCTTTCAAGAGCTTTATACCAAGATTTGATAAAGTATCCTCTGTCCATACTTGAAATTTCCAACCTTTATGATCTGCATACTGTTGTGCTGCAGTCCACTTAGATGTATTCTTTATATAAGTGGTAACCTCATTAATATATCTTTTAGTCTTACGAGTACCCTTTTTAGGTGGCATTGTTTCTTTCTTTGGTTTAATTTCAACTAAAATAATATCTTTATTATCCAACTCAATTAAAAGGTCTACATAGTACCGATGTAATTTATTATCGGTTTTGCACTTATAGGGGACAACAATCTCTTCACTGTTCCACTTCTTTACTTTAGGGTTAGACTCGCACCACCTAAATGCTTGCCTTTCCCATAAAGAACGATATACTACTTTACTAGCATCACCCAAATACTTTTGTTTGTTCTTAATTGTATATTTCCCTTTATAAGCCATTATAAATACCTTTATAGTGTAAATTATTATTTATAAGGGCTAAGTATGTCAGATTCAGATAACACCCAGACTGCAAATGCAGAAAATAGTGATGCAGAAAAAGGTAAAAAGAATGATATTTTTGTTTTTCCTGCAACTCTGCGGTCACAAGTAGAAGACGGTGCAACTCATGTAAGATTTAAGGCGCTTGACGGAAAAGAAACCGGCGCAGTAGTTCATTTATTTGTCCCTCAAGGGGTTTCTATACCTGATGCTGCAGCATATACTACTATGGATCTAGGCCTATTAGGTGGAATATCTGCTTCAGGTAATTCTATTATGGGTGGAGATAAAGCTGGTGGACTTACACAAGCAGATGTTGTAGGGCAAGCGTCATCTATTGGTACTATTGTTGGTGCTAAATTAGGACAAGCAGGAGCAGGTGCTGCTCTTGGTGGTATGAGTTCTTTAAGAGCAGGAGTTGCATCAAATCCATATACAGAGACACAATATACTGGTTCTAATATCCGATCTTTTGGTTTTACATTTAAATTAGTTTCAGAAAGTTCAGATGAAGCAGATACAGCACTTGCAATAGAAAATTTCTTTAGGGAGAGTATGTACCCAGAAGAATCTGGTCCTTTTACTTTAAAATATCCTGATAGATTTAAAATTGAATTTTATATTGGTGATAAAATTAATAAGTATATGCCATTTATAAACGAGTGCTATTTAGTATCATTTAATACCACATATAACTCTACTACTAATGCATTTCACAAAGATGGTCAACCAGTAGAGATTGATATTGCGGCCACGTTCCAAGAAACTAAGGCTTTAACTAGGAAAAATCTACATCCGGAAGAAGAACCTCAAAAAGAAAATCAAAACGATACAGAAGAAGGGGATAGCTAATGGCATTTTTTAAATTATTTCCAAAGATTGGATATGACTTAACAAACACGGGTGTATTACAGAATGTAGTTAATATTTACAGATCAGTAAGACCTTTACGTGAATTTGTAGATGATATTTCGGCATATAAATTTTATGAAATTAAAAACGGCGAAAGACCAGATATAGTTTCAGAAAGATTATATGGTACTCCAGATTATTACTGGACATTCTTTATTATTAATGAATATCTACACGATGGTCTTGCTTCCTGGCCTATGTCACAAGAAACTTTACAAGAATATATGACTACGGAGTATGACGGTTTTGCAATTACTACTCGTCCTATTATTAGAAGAAATACTGACCAACTTATTATAGACCACGAAAATTCTTTATCAGGTAGATTTACTTTAGGTGAAACTCTTACTGGTTCTGCTCAGAGTGCAACAGGTACTCTTACTAAAAAGATTGTAGATTTAAACCAACTTATAGTACAAGATGTGACAGGTTCATTTATTGGCGATCCAAATTCAGTACCGAATACAACAGAAGTTATTACAGGTGGCACTAGCGAAGATTCAGTAGATACTTATGAAGTATTTAAATACTTGGACGCACCACATCAATATTATATTGAGACAGATCCAGAAAAAAGAATAACAGATAATGGTGTTTTTATTATAGGTGGAACACCATCAAGTGATTTAAAATATATTTCCAATAGAGAACATATTGAAACTTCTAACGAAGAAAGATCAAATATGCGAGTTATTGCGCCAGAATATATCACACAATTCGTAGATAAATTTGAAGAATTGCTAAACAATGAGTAAGGTTAGAAATACTAGTCGATTAATTGGTACGGCGGGTGTTACACCTGGGTCGTATATACTACAATCTTGCAATATTACTGCAAGTGACGAAACTGTACTTGATATAAAGGAATTAATTGTAGAAATTATAATTACCGAAAGCATATATACAGTATCTTTAGATTGTGAATTAATAATTTTAGATGGTGTTAATTTATTTGAAGAAATGAAATTAAATGGCGATGAGAAAATTGAAATTCATATTAAGAGAACAGAATTAGATACAAAAAATACTGAAATGCATAAACATACTTTTTATGTATCAGAAGTATTAAATTTTTCCAGAAATAAGAATGGATCTTCTTCGTATAATATAAGAGGTGTATCAAAACACGCATATATTAGTAGTAGTAAGACTTTAAATGAATATAAAGAAGGCACTATTGGTGAAATAATCCATGCTATTTGTAAATCCGATTTAAAAATAAAAAAAATGGATATTAATAAAGGGACTTATCAGAATGTATCATGTATTATTCCAAAACTTAGGCCATTGGCAGCAATTAATTGGTTAAACAGTAATGCATTTACAACAACTGGTGCACCATTTTATTTTTATGAAACATTAAAGAGTAAGGTTAAATATAAATCATATGAGGATTTTGTAGATTCCGCAGATGAAGGCCTAGACACTCGTGAATATATTCATTCACCAGTACAACAATTTAAAATCGGTACTAAAGAATATTTTGCAGAACAGTCCAGAAGAATCAGGAAATTATCATCAGAATTAAATCTATCTAAGTTTATAGCAATAAACGAAGGTGCTTATGCATCTACAACAAAAAGTATTGATATATCTACTAAAGATTATAAACCTAAAAAAGAATACTTTTATGGTAGTATAAAAAAATTAAATAATAATGATCCTTTTCCAAAAAGAAATAATAATGATCAGTATGATGGTAAAGAAATCAATAAAATTTCTAATGGTAAAAATTATTTTCTCTCCTTAAATTCTAAAGCATTTTCTAATGCTAATTTTCATGCACCTGCACTAGATAGTATTGGTAAATGTCAGTCTTATCTATCTACGGAAGATACTTTATCACATGATATTTTAATACCAGGTAATTTTAACTTAGAAGTTGGCCAAGTTTTAAAAATGACCGTAAATAAAACTGGAGCAGAAGATAATATATCAAGTCCGATAGATAAAATGCAATCAGGAAAATATTTAATTACAACTATTATTCATAAATTTGCAGATGAATATACTCAAAATGTTGAAATAAAAACTAATTCATTTAATGCAGATCTTACTGATATTATAAAGGTGGAAGGTGAAAAGGATGCTAAAGAGGTAAGTGTATAATGAAAAAAGATGAATTTATAGGTGGTCAGTTTGAATGGTTTACGGGAATTGTAAAAGATATTGACGACCCTGATAATTTAAACAGAGTAAAGGTTCATTGTCTAGGTTTTTATGATGGCGTGACTAAAGATGCTAATCTACCATGGGCAACTGTTATGATGCCAACAACTTCTGCGTCTATAAAGGGTAACGGTGGTAATCATCATTTAGAGATCGGTTCATGGGTCGTAGGGTTCTTTAGAGATGGGCCTAGTGCACAAGATCCTATAGTAATGGGTTCTATTGCAACACAAACAGATGGAACACAAGATATTCCTACTGATGCATCAGTTGATAATAAAGTTTATAAATCCAAATCAGGCCACTTAATCGAAATTGATAATAGTGATGGTGAAGAAAGAATAAACATGAAACACAAATCTGGCTCAAGAATTACTTTTAATGCTGATGGCACCATTAGTGTCTTCGCACCTAATATTAAATTGAATGCATAATGACAGCTGTTACTATAACAATACCATGTGAAGGTTCTTTACTACCCAAACCAGCCGATCTCACTAATATATTTAATCAGATTGCTAATTCTATAGCAACACTTGAAATACAAGGGTTACCAGACGAAGCGCAGAAGATACGAGATATATTAGATAATATTGAATCACTCTTAGGTAATTTTCCTATATCAATTTCTGAACCAGTATTTGGTTCATTGGATATTCCAGAAGTAGAATGGGAAAAAAGAATTAATGCGATGATAGAAGAATATCATCTTTTTATTCAGGCCAAATTTATGGAGATTATTGATACTGTATTGCCAATATCTTTTTCAATACCAGTACCGCCTTTTGGTATTAATGTAGATGTAGTGCAGTTATTTTCTGATCCTGCATATAAAGGTACTATTAAACAACAATTTGTGGATGAAGTAGAAACATTCTACCCTATGTTACCCGATATTTATAAGTCATTCGATGGTACTTATGGGTTAGAATCCGCAGATATGAAGGCAGAGGCTATTTGGGAATATGTAATGACTCAATTAAATAAAGGAGCATTAGGTATTTTACATGGCGCATTCGGCGGATTGATAGACAAGTTTGATGAAATATGGAAAGCATTAGGATTACCTGCTCTCCCAGGGTTGACAAATTTAAATGTCCAGAGTATAATAGAAGGAATGATATCCTCAATCGAGGATCAAATAAAGTCTGCACCTGATGATTTAAAAGAAGAATTAAGAAAACAAGCAATAGCACAACTAGAATCTATATCTATTGTAGGATATACTCTTATGGACTTATTAGGGGGTGAACCTAATGACTTTGTAGAGAGTATGGAAAGAAAGATGGATAGATTTAAACGAAGACTAAAGAACTTCGGCGAAGAATGGCCTAAATATCTTATACAAGAATGGATGCAATTAGTACAGAAATTCTTTAAGGCTATTGGACTTGGTTCATTAATAGACTGGATAACATTTACTTTCTGCGACTTTTTAAAATTAATTGGTCTACCTACGAGTATTACACTTAGTACTGATCTTATTATAGAATCTGTTATTGGTGCTACTGCAGTATCTTTACCCTCGCTCTCCGCAGTTGCGACAGATATGAGTGGTGTGTATGAATTTACAACAGAAGAAAACAAAATAGAATATAGTCCTGCAAGAGATTTACCTATCACTCCTGATTCAGGGCCATGGTCTGTTATACTTGACAATGTTAAATTAACAGAAACTACGGATTATACATGGGATGGTGCAGAATTATCTCTAGTTTTACAACCTTTGGTCGGTAAGAAATTACTAATCATAGAATAAAAAGGTATAAATACTAATATGGCAACTACAGGATCACCTAAAATACTCTCCGATAAAA